TAGAAGGGACTATCTTCAATCAGGCAGTCGCATGGATACCACAATCAACAGTAGGCTGCCTCATCAATCGTGCCTATGTCAACATCCACAACAACCTGCCAGAGGCTGAAGTCCTACTCCAAGTCCACGACTCCTTGATGGGGCAGGTGCCCATAGAAGGCAAGGAGCACTGGTTGAAGAGGATTGTAGAGGAAGCGCAGATTGTCATCCCCTACAGTGACCCGCTGGTGATTCCGGTGGGAATTGTCAGTAGTGAGAAAAGCTGGGGGGATTGTGAGTAGGCTACTGGCTACCACCTAGCCCAGACACCAAATCCAGCAAAGGTATCCAGCCCCCTGCCCTGCACTTGCGTGGCCTCAGCAATAGCCCCCAAGTGCAGGGCTTTTACTTGCAACAATTCCTGCCGCACATACGCCTTCACCGCTGGCATCCCGCCCTGCACTCCAGCATACATCCCTGCTTCCGAGTGCTGCTGCACACCCACCCAAGGCAGTGGCTCCTCCTTTACATACTGCGTGGTGACTCCAGTCGCTGTGTCCAACACCGTAGTTACAGTTTGCGGGTGGTCATCGGCTGCCACCTGGCTCGCACTCACAACCGACTGCGCTGCGTCATCTTGCACAGCCTGCGGGAGTTTCAGCTTGTGCTTCACAGCTGGCCTGTATGCCCGCACCTTCGCAGCAGGCACTGCCACATCTTCCTTCACCTCCCTGCGAACCTGTGGGGCCGCCGCTGCCAGTACCGCAACATCCGGCTTCGGCTCCCTCACCACTGGCTTCAGCAATGACCAAGAGAGACTCACAATCGCCGCTGTGGCTGCAATAACCACAACAACTCCCCCAATCAGGTAATATTTTGTCCTATTGTCCATTCCTCATCCCTCCATGCACTGTTTGTATTCCTGCTGTCTGCGTGTCGCAAGCCCCCCACACAGATGCTTGTACCTGGCATCTGCGCAGTCCTTGCCTTGATAGTACGTCCAGCGAAGAATCTCCCCACACGCCCCTTTGTAGTCTCCAGCATTCACCTTCTGCACCAGCCGCGAATTGCAAAAAGCCTTCCCTCCGATGTTATAGGCCAGCCCCACAAAAGCATCATACTCCCCCTGCGCCAACGGCACATGCACACACTGCTTCAGCGCCCCTTCAAAGGTGCCAATATCACGCAGTGCCCGACCGAGTGCCCGCTGTGGTGTCGTGGTATCTCCCAGCCGCACTCCAGCAGTCGTTCCAAACCCTATTGTCGGAACATCTCCTGCAACGGGAATAGTTGCCTTGCTGCTGTACCCCTCCTGCCCCACAATGGCCACAAGCCCTGCGGCACTCAGCACCAGCCCGGCAATCGCGGTACGCCTGCGGTTCTCCGGCGCCATCAGAGTTCCTCAGTCCCAGAGTCCACAGCACTCCCCTCTTCGGCTTCCCGGCGCTGCACCAGAAGCCTTGCAATGAGGGCAGCTACAGTCACCACAAAGGTAAGCCCTGCAAACAGCATCTGCGGCAGCCTATCCCCAACAATCGGCAATGCCACTTCAACCCCAGAAAGCACTGCCACCAGCAACATCAACCGGAAGCTCCAGGCTTTTCTGACTACCCATTTCCAGTCATCCAACAGTACCTTTTCCATCCCCATCCCCTCCAGCTTCAGCTCACAATCGTAGTCGTATTCACCAGCAACCAGTTCACCCCATCACTCCTACAGAGCTTTGCTCCACCAGTAGCATCTGACACCTCGATGTACTTCCCAGTGCTTCCACTTGCCAAAGGTAGTGTGGCCAGCGTGTACACTGGCATCTGCATCGGCGCATTGGAAGTCAGTCCCTTCTGTAACAGCGTAAACCAAGTCACCCAAGATACCGCAGTCACCTTCTCCACACCTTGAGGGGCAGGAGGCAGCGTAATAAATCCCATCGTCAACGTCCTTTAGTCTGTGGTGCAACATCAGCCCCACCAATGTCGATCAGGAGTTCCTCCACGCGCAGCGGTGTATTGTCCACATGACGGAAGTGGAAGGCCCTGCGGCGTGTCGCTCCAAGGCGCAGAGTCCGCACTCGCGGGGAGTTCATAGCAAGCGCGCGGAAGCCTGACCAACTTTTGTAGTCTGTGTCAGAATAGCGCAGGTATCCGGTCGTCAGTACTTTATCCCCCTTCACTTCAGCGGCGGCAATCCGGGTCAATGTGGAGGTTTCGCCTGGGGAAAGGTTCTTCGTCACGATGTTGAAGTCAATCGGGCCAGTGTAGTCAGTGTAGGTAGTTGTGTCCAGCTTCTCCACCACCCCACTTGCAACATCCAGCAGGAGATTGTTCCCTGCGGAGGCAATGGCAGTGAAGTAGGAGTTGGAAGTGATACTCACTTGGCAGTTCCCTGCAACAGTCCCTGCAACTGGAATAATCGCCCCTACCAATGCATCTCCAGCCTCTGTAACCAAAATATTCCCATGAGAGTCCAGCAAATACATGGAATACTCAATGGTATAGGTGAAGTAAGTCGCGGTCGCTGATGTTACCAGAAACATCCCGTTGAACAGTGGGTTTGTTGCCCCAGTAATCACCACATACGTTCCTGCCAGTGGGAGTGTGCCTGTCATCGTTCCTGTGACAGTTGTGAGGTCACTCCCAAGGGTCAGAGTTACTGGAACTGTTGCTGTGGCCTTTCCACTTGACCAGTATGTCCAGTGCTTCTCTGTGAGGTTATAACACAACGTGATGGCACTTCCCACCAGCGACAGGATGTAAAATAGTCTCCCACTGATTGCCAGAGGATACCCATACACCCCTGACAAGTCATCCAAATCCAGTATACTATCGATACTCGGTGTAGACACTGGGGTGATCTGTGCCCCAGTGATCATCGAGACTGAACGGCCAGTGAGGGTCTGGGAAAGGAAGAATATTGCATCTCCCAGTTTTGCTATTGAGCCAGCAGCAGCACACCCAATGGCCTGCGTGAGGTTCTGCGCGTAGCTCAGAGGGCTTCCTGGGGGCGGATTTGCGGCATCCCAATAGAACGTAGTCGAATACTGGCTAAAGCTCACCAGATAGGTAAGATAGTGCCCAATTGCAACTGAAATCCCCGTCATATCAGAGACGGTGAGGAAATTCAGTGCAGTCCATGAAAGGGGGTTAGCCAAGTCGGAACCGTAGATTCTCCCTGCAGGAGTCTTCACATAGTACGTTCCATCCAGGTAGGCCACCCCAGGGACTGTTATTGCTGGATAGTCTGGGTCAGTCACCTTAGATACGGTAGTTCCGTCGAACTGCCACATGCCTGCCGTGGACTTCAGCACAACATACGGTGTTGTGATGTACGGGGGATTGGCGACGAATTGATACTGCAGCCCCGCTACAGTTACAGCAGGGATTGTCCAGGAAGTCCAAGGAGCCGCAAGCAACACAATCTTGTCAGCGATAATTGCATAGCTATTCCCTGACATTGTGAAAGCTCCCTGCCCGGTGCCGGCAGAGAACTGATGCACCAAAGACAGCCCTGGTCTTTTCGCTACCTTTTTCTCCCCATTGACTGTCTGCACATAGCCATTCAGGATATAGGAATCGGACATTGGCAGCCCATTCCGCGACTCGATTTCAACCGCCAGAGAGAGCCTCATACTAGTAGCCTATTGCCAGAAACTGCGCATAGGAGTTAGCTGTGGTCGTACCCCCAACACCAATTTGGAGAGTTGCTGGCAGCGTTTGCTGTGCCCAAAGTGTGACATTATTAGTGTCATCAGTAGACGTAACTGTTACAAATGCAGCAACAACTCCGTTCGGGAAGGGCGTCTGATAAGTGACAGTTACGTGAGAGCCGCTGAAGCCATTTACATTAACCCTCCCGAATTTAAGAACAAGCCCCACGGGATACCCAGGGATAGAGAAGGAAGTGTCACTTCCTGCGGCAGAATAGGCAAACTGGCCCAGGTTCACCGCTGCCGACGGTCGTGCGGCAGCGGCACAGTATACTTGGCCAGAAGTCTGCATTTGCCAATACCCCTGTACCCAGGTGAGTTCGACTGCATTTGGCAAGCCTGAAGGAATGAGAAAGGAAGGTATGCCCAGCCCCATATAGTTATCAGGAGACAGGATTGTATCAGTCCCCCCACAAGCAATTGTAATTGAATGTGACTGTGGCGAAAGTATTGTGAAATTCGTGCCAGGCACTGGGGAGGTCGGAAGCGTAATTGTCCCACTGACCTCCGCCGGGACAATTATCTTTCCAGACTGTGCTGGCACTAATGTCACGGGCGCAGTCACATTCACCACATTAAGCCCTGCGATTGGAGTTCCTAGCATCGCGCTCACGGCAGCTGATTTCATCACCCCTAGCTGTGAAAGCACCACCAACTCATCCCCAGTTAGACCTGTCGCGACTGGCAATTGTGGTATTGTTACGTTTCCCATAATGGTTATTTCCTAGGTTAAGCTTCTGTTGAAGGTGCAGAGACGGTAGCCACCGCCAGCCCCATACCTACTTATCTGCCTTTCCATCCAGCTTATCTTCAATCTTGTCCAGCTTCTTGAAAAGCGCCTCTATCGTATGCTCAAAGTCATCACGTCGAAGATAGTTCCCTGCCACCAGCACTTCAATCTGACCGACCTTTTCTGTCAGGGCTTTGTCTGCCACTTGCAGATCTTTCACAGCTTGCCAGACAGCATTGAGCAGAAATCCAATGAGAGCCCCAAAGCCAGTCAGTAGCCAGTTTATGATTGATTGTTCCATCTGTATTCCCATGTTTGTGGAAGGCTGTCAGTTCTCAGCGGTCTCTTGCGGCTGGTTCAGTGTGAATTGTTTCCACGGTATTCCTTTGGCAACTGCTTGCGCTCCAGCTCATCGACATAACTGGCGAAACAGTGCTGTTTGTCAACCCAAAGGATACAATCTACAGTAATTCTAACGGCATCCCAGACTTTGCTCCTCTTGCTATTCCGCCAGCATCTAGCTGAGAATGTTTCATCTGCATAGCCACATAGTAGTGTGTTGCAAAACTGATCCAGCGCAATTAGAATTTGCTTTAGGTGGAATAAAATCTGCTTCATGCCAAGATTTCCGCGGCTCTTTCTGCAGCGAGTAGTCCAGCGGCTTCCAGCGCCTGCACTCCAGAGATTGTTGCCTGATCATCGAGGTTTATTTCTTCTGCAAGTTTGAACTTATCCAGCCAAACTTCAACCTGAACGCTCGATTTAGCTGCCGTATAAATTGCAGCGAGTTCCACATCTGTAAAGCGGTTCATGTATGCCAGTTTGGTCAATGTGCGAACACTCGGGATAGTCGCAATGGGTTCTTCGACCAATCTGTAAAATGGATAGTGCGCGGCGCAGAAATCTTCGCTGGCATCAATTGTATTGACCACGCTCCCATCTACTGCATCAAGGACTTCATATCTCATTTTAATACTCCAAAATTACTATGCCGTTGCCACCAGCCCCAGACGTTGCGGCGTAAGAAGCGCTAGAGATAGCGGCGGCACCTCCGCCGGCTCCCTTGCCGCCAGCACCGGCAATTTGAGCAGTAGCGGAGGAGATAACACTACCACCACCACCACCGAATCCACCAGCTCCTACGGTGGTGGCGTTGCTACTATTGACAGCTCCGCCGCCGCCACCATCAGCACCGGCACCGGCGTCTGCGGCACTGGTGCTGCCATTGCCACCTCCGCCAAGCATAGGAATTGCACTATTAGCCAATGTTGTAGGATAACCTGTTGTACCAAGTACATTCGCTCCACCAGTAATACCACTATTGAACCCGCCAGCGCCCGCACCTCCACCTGCTGTAGCAGCTATTGAAGCTGCTAATGGACTTGCTCCACCGCTCGTATACCCACTGGTTCCGACACTTCCGCTGGCGAAAGCTCCAAAGCCAACATTTATGGCACCACCCCCCGTTGCACCAACTCCAGATATAGTGATTGCACCGCTGCCTCCGCCTGTTAGATTCAAGTCGCCTCCAGAAGCCGTACCGCCTGCCGCCCCAGAAACTGTGCCAGCAGCTTGCAATCCGCCCCCACCACCGTTGGCCGTCAGGGTTGTAGAACCGATAACAACTGTTGTATTCCCACCTGCGTTGCCGTTTGCCGCAGCACCAGCAGCTGGAGCAACAGCCGCACCACCAGCTCCGATTGTGCAGACGATGGAAGTCCCTGCCGCGATATACATTTCCTTGATGCACGTTCCGCCAGCCGCACCACCGGAGGCAGCGCAAGGACTAGCCGCCGATTTTGCTGCACCAGACCCACCAGCGCCAATTGCTGTGATGCGGTGCATACCAGAAAATTGTGCGGTAATAGTTTGACTACTCCGTACATACATAACAGACCGACGACCGAGACTGGTGTTAAGAAATTGCTTCAGATCACTCATTTAGTAGATTCTCCAGGTAGTTCCGGTGTAGACAAGGCCAACGCTGATGTTGTTGGTGGATAGCGTCATGTCTTCGCTGAGGTCCATGATAGTGCTGCCATTTCGACTGATTGTCAGATTATTTACCCTGAACGCGCCACCGCCATCAGCAAACTCGACATAATTTCCTGCCGTAGGCGCAGCAGGAAGCGTCACTGTAAACACACCACCACTTGTATCTGCTGCTATGCGGTCACCGGACACCGCAGTATAGGCTGCGGTTTTTACAGTCCACGCAGTTGCACCCCCACCTCCGCCTCCAGTAGCCGTAAGGGTTCCAGCTGTCAGGCTTAAGCCTGACCCTATTGTGATTTCCTCCGCTGCCCCTGTGGCTGCCGTAGACCTTCCAAGCAACTTCCCTGTCGCCATCGTCAGCCCATTCGCAGACGCATAGGCCCCTGGCTTCACATAGTCAGTTCCTGCCACGGCTGCGCTCAGCGCCGTCCCATCACCTTTTACTACCCCAGTAACAGTCGTGGTGAGTGTGATTGCTGGGGTAGTAGTGGGAGTAGCTACAGTCCCCGCCAATCCATTAGCTGTTACAACAGAGGCGGAGGTAACAGTGCCCCCACCTCCTGTGATTGCTGTAAGCACTCCAGCACTCAGGGACAACCCTGAACCTACTGTGATTTCCTCCGCCGCTCCCGTTGCTGCAGTAGACCTTCCCAACAACCTTCCAGTGCCCATGGTCAAACCACTGGATGTGTAGGCTCCGGGGGCCACTGGGGCGTAGGTTAATGCGGCGGTGATATCAGCAGAGGTCAGCGTTACAGCACCTGTACGGGTGTTGAAACTTGCCACACCTGCCGCAATTGTCAACTGTGAGGCCAGAGCCGCCAGAAAATTGCTTGTGAACCCTGCTACATCCCCATTGTCCAGCGCATCCAGCCCTCCATTTGCAACAATCTGCGCTACTGCAGCTGCAATGAACGATGACTGCCGCCAGACAGTATTGAGCTGCTCCGTTACTGCTATCCCATCCACAAACCCTGTAGCAACTATTGGGAGCGTCGCATAGGTGGCCACTGGCAGCACATTAGCACCGGCCCCAGTCGCAAAGGGAAGGAATTGATTAGTACCGGTGGCTGGCATGATTTAGGACTCCGAAGGTGCCGCAGCAGGTGTCATAGAGGCTTGCTGCTGTTGCTGTTGCTGTTGCTGTGCGATTTGGAATTGCAGAGAATGGAACAATTCCACTACCAGACCAAATGGCTCTTTGCTCAGTGCATCCGCAATGATCTTGACCTGCGCTTCCGTTACTGTTAGCCGAAATTCCTGAGTCATTCTAAGCTCCTTGTCCTTTAATTATTCCGTTATCGTATACTGCCTTCAACACGTCAGTGGCCCTCCCCCTCACACTATCAGGCAAGTGTCAGGTTCACGCCATTCAGCCTCAGGTACAGATGGCCGCCATTAATCCAGATATCCCCCTCATTCCAGTTACTTCCATAATAGTTGCCCAGATTGATCTTGTTATTATTCAGCATGATAGCTGCCGTCGCACATGTATCTTCAAAAGAAATGCCGATAGTGCTGTTGTGAATTGATAGTCCCTTCTTCCAGTTATTTGTGGTTCTGAGAATTTCCAATGCCATGTCTGCATCATAAGAACCAGTTCCGCTAATGCTGATACCTTTCGTATAGGCAGACGGTGAGAACACATTTACATCCACTTCGACACTGGTATAAGTACCTCCTGCCCCTGAGTTAGCCGCAACCAAGGTATTCAGTGCCCACACATTGGAGTTTGCACTGGCCCCACTCCCCATTCCACCAGCGTACAGTCCCACGCTGTTCCCGACGTAGTTGGATGGCTGGATTATTTCAGCGCTGAACGCCCCGATACCCCCGTAAGTGCTGGAGGCTAACGTAGAGTGAGACTGTATCCAAGGGCCGACAGCCTGCATACCTCCGACGGTTGCCATTGCTGGAAACTTCCCCTCCCCTGTTCCAGCTCCGGTAAAGTGAGCACCTGCACTAATATCCCACAGTATTGACTTTGTGCCCCAAGTGGGCTGAGTGTTGAGTAAGTATGTTCCTGTTGGGACTCGAATGGAACCCCCGCTCGCAGGAAGAGCATTAATAGCACTTGCAAATGCTGCACTACTGTTAGCAACACCCGTTGGGTCAGCCCCGTAGGCTATCACACTGACGTCATTTCCCATATTAAGCGAAGCCGGGGTGTAGCCTAAAGCTGTAGTCACATCATTGCTTGTAAGAGTTACCGCACCCTGCCGCGAATTGAAGCTCAGGACATTCCCGGCGGCCAACAGTGCGTACAGTTCCGTCAGCACTTGCGCTGTGTTCCTCAGCTCTAACACAGTCCCCGCAGGCCAGTTCGCCGCAACCGTCCCTTGCTGGGCCCGCGCAGCTATTGTGAAAGTATCCCCTGACCTTGCAGTCACCTTCACAATCTCCACAGCCCCACCAGAAGGTGCCTGCAGTGACAGCCAGCAGTAATTCCCTGACAAAGGCGCGGGGAACTTCGCCCCTCCTCCTGGTGCCGCAGTCATCGAAAGATCGCTGCTGGAAATCCCTGCTGAAAGCGTCGTACTGGCGTTATTTGTGAATAATGGAACAGCCATATCTGTAATCCTCCTGCAGCCTACAGTTGTGTAATAGACCAGGTAATGGTAAAGGTATCACCCGCAAGCTTGGAAGTTGCTGCGAAAATAAGATGGCTGTACATGGTGCCAGCAGAAGCTGCATTGAAAATCCCGGCTTCTTGCCATGTACCAGTGCCAACACCTGGAGGGAATGAGGCACTGAATGTAGTGATAGGCCCAGCAGCTGCGGCACTGGTAACTGCCACACGCGCCAGCTCCGTACCCAGGGCCGTATCGCTCAGACTCGCTGCTGTGCCATTCGTACCTACTGCTATCCATCCAAACGGAGTGGCTGTGGCCACCAGCGCAGCGGCACTGAAATTCTTGCCTGCCTGCACAATGAGATTTGCTGCATCCACCAGCACCGAAGTAATACCATTGGCGTCAGTTCGCTCCAGCTTGAAATGCCCATGCGCCATTGCCGATTCCTGTATTTGTGCCATTTCCAGTTTCATTTCCATTTTCCTCAGCCCAGAGAGCTAGTATTAAGTGAGTTGGAATCCAGCGCGTTGACTATAGTCGTTGTTGTGACTGCAAAAGCCTCGGAAGCCGTAGCTGTCTCTGCAAAGTTAAAGGTACTGGCAGACGCCCGCTGCAGGGATTCACTTGGAGTGGCCGCAGTGTCTGCGAGGATGAGCGATACTACCTGGGGTTGCCGTGGATGCCATTTCCCAGTTCCAAACCCTGACAGTGCCTGCGTCTGCACACCCAGTGCAAACCACCCACCATAGACTGGTGCGGGGGGAATTGCTGTCTGCCCATTCGACCTGCGCCAAGGAATCGCGGCTTCCGCCGCCACCCCACGGACAAAATCCTGAGGATTCCGGACTTCCTTGTGCTCCTTGCAGACATAGTGCCCGTCCCAAGTCCGCATTGCGTTTCCAGACTTGTTCTTCCTGCCGCAGAGGTCGCAGTAGAAGTTCCATTGACCTGGAGCGAAATAGTCAGCGCGGCTCATAGGGAGGGGTTATTCGCGCGGATTACAGGGCTGTAATAGGGGGAAGTAACTCTCCAGTTATAAGAGGCCATCCTTGTGATGGCAAGCTTAATCCATATCAAACCACCTATTCCGTACACCGGCCCTCGCAAGGCCCCTTTCCGCGCTTCCTTCCCCCCTTCTTTCATGCTCCCCACTCCCACGAAACCGCATATCCAAACTCTTGCAATTCTGGCAGCTGCTTCTCCAGCCTCTCCCCAATATCAATCCGATACACTGGGGAATTTGGCACCTCCAATTGCTTTACTCTGGAGAAAGCCCCCGCAACAGCTTCCGCCACACTCCAGCCCCTTCCACTAACTGTGAGGAGATACTGCCCCGCACTCACCAGCGAAGGAACATGCTTGAGGGAGCCTGACGAGAAGTCTGGCGCCATGCCAAGTTTCATCTCACTGGGGTGAATGAAATAGCGGTTGCTGTCGGTGATGCCCCAGACAGGGAATCCGCTCACGGCAGCGCGGGGGAGTTTGTTGAAAGGAAAGTCAGCGTGCGCCACCACAAAGCCAGCAGCAATCTGCCCGGAGGGCCTAAAGGTGTCCTTGCCATTGACTGCATCCAGCATCCATCCTGCCACATCCGGGTGCAGGATTTGCTGAATTTGCATCAGGGGCCAACCTGGGCGGGTGGTGAACTCCAGTGGCCAGGGCTTGCCCTTTTTGTCGATAATAACTGCTACGTCGATGTAGCCAGTGTAACCCTGACGGATGAGTTGGGCTTCCAGCGGCAAGAGCATTTCCTGCGCCAGCTTACTTTCCTCGATTGGGCAGTATTTCATCACCGTGCCCATTTCCCCAGTATTTCCGGAGATGCAAACCCGCCCATTCCGGCGCACTGTGAGCAGATGGGTAGTGGGCAACATAACGCAGCCAATCATACCATCATACTGTACGATTTCCTTGCCTCGGATGGAGACTTTCTTTCTGGTAGACTCCTCCACAGCATACACAGGCTGCGCAGTGTAGGTCTTGCCGTTCAGTGGGCTGACCATAGAGGTTCTAGTGTCAGTTGTAATCACTCCTGCCTTTCCAACCAGATGCATGAGCGCCTGTAAATCTCCAATCAGTCGCTCAGAGCCAGAGCAATAGCGCCTTCTGCCATAGTGGTTATCCCCATCCCCGAGATTGAAAGCCTCTAGGAACAGTTTAATCTGACGTGCGGAAGCCCCCAGAACTTCAGGAGGGACGAATTTCTGCGCGGACAGTCCAAACTGCCTGACATACTCCGCAAGTCCCTTGTGTGTAAGACTGATCCTATTTCCATTCACACGCCAGGGCAATTTCATGGACTTCAGAGCTTCTGCCATAATCTCCTGCTTTGGCCCCGGATTCTGGTAAATAGTAACTCTGGGGCGGTCAAGGTCTGTACATCCTTCAGATAGGTACAGCCCGAGGAACCTCATCCAGGCATCGCCATCTATCCTTGTTCCATCAGGAAGGACAAACTCCCCTATATCGGCTTCTGTAGACAGTCCAGTTTGCAGAATGTCAAATTCACACGGGCAGTCTTGCGCAGGAACTATCTTCCAATCAGTAGTTTTCCTTCTTGCCATAAACATATTGTGGGAAGGCGTAACCAGTAGGTCAGCGTAGCGATTCCTGAACGAATACATCTCCCCCTTGTAGTGTGTCCAGTGAAGTCTTGTAGGCTTCTCGAAGAAACTTGTACCTGTTGCAGGGTCGTAACTGACGCATTCGTCATCCAACGTAACAGCGTTAAAACGCTTCCAACCTGCCTTAGTCAGAACTTCTGTGTCCTCAGAGTAGCAATTCACCCCTGCATCCCCTGGCATGAGCTTCTTGAACTCGAAGTTTTCCAGGAACATCCCCAGAAACCCATCCCGCCCGACCCAGCCCCCGACCGCCATCTCAATTCCGGGGATGAACTCCTGCAGCAGGAACGGGACTTTCACCTTCTGCGTCCTGTCCCAGTAGTCCAGCATGAACAGCATGTCCGCCGGGCCTTTGGAGACGTAGCTGAGGGCCTTGTCAGCATCGCCAGTTGGCTTGGAGACATAGCGTTTGCCAGTGCCAGTTACAAACTCAATGGCTTCCTTGTAGCCTGAGAACACATGAGAGGGGATGCAGGCAATACCAGCGGCTTCCAGCACCTGTTGCCCAGTCCCGCGTTCGAGTTCCCAACTCGCGCCTTCCCTGCCTGGCCCGAATATCGGATAGCCCTTCCGGCGCCAGGGTTCGAGCTCCCCCAGAAACCGTGCGTTGTCGCTGAGTACGATGAGATCAGCCCAATTCATACTCCCCCGCCAGTCAGAGACTTTCGTCACCAGCCCATCGCCAACAGTGTTGTGCGAGCCGTCTTTTTCCTTGGGGAGCCAGAGTCGGACTTCATGCCCCTGAGCTTCTGCCCGGAGTGCGAAGTCGAGAAAGGCTGCCATTGCGTCGATCAGGAGGATTTTCATACGAAGAGGGTAGTGCAGAAGAAGGGAGAATGGAAGGGGGCAGGGGCGCTGGAGTGGTAGGGGCCTTTCTGCCGCGCACTGCTGAGGGAGAAGGGGAGTTATTCGTGGGGATTACTCTGTTGTAATCCGCGCCAATAACCTTAAATTTCCCTCTCAGTATCCCCCGCCCTCACCACCCAATGCAATTGTAATACTGGCGAAAGCAGTATGCAATCCCTACTTGCGAGAACTGCCACTAATGCGCTGCCATTTTGTGCATAACTGCCTCCCCACCTACGACACCTGCCCCGGTCAGCCACATTGTCGCATGGGCAGCCTTTCGCACAAAGTCCGCTGCCTCCTTCTGCGACTGCAGCTGGTCGAACACAGTCATGATTGCCTGGTATTTCTCAGTAGGAATCGTCCCATTCTTGTGGGCTTTGGTGAGAATCTGCTTGTAGGCAGTCGCAGCTTCGGACTGCCCCTTGAGGCTTTTGCTGGCCGCGAGCA